TCACTTCCGCCCCTCCCCGTGCAAGAGGGCGTCTGTTTGCAGGGCGAGAGAAAGCGCCCCGCGACCTTCCGCTGCCGCTTGCGCTTCCGCTGAGATGCCGGGCCGCATTTTGATATCGGCGCCAGTCAGCGCGGCGTGCCAATTCGCGAGGGCGGCACCGGTCGAGATGGTGTGGTGCTTTGCCTTTTTGATATCGCCGCGCATGGCTGCGTCGGCAGCTTTCTGGGCGAGGAAGCCGATCAGCCAGAACCAATCGAGGGGCATTTTGCCTGCATCGTGGTCCGCGCCCCAGCGCTCACGCTGATGCGCTGCCTCAAGCGGTACGCCCGCCATGAAATCGGCGGTTTCCGGCGCGTTGATGATCTCATTACGGATGGCTTGCCGCTCCACCTCCCCCGCCGGGACCGCATCGACAGCGGGCGCGGGGGTGGCGGCAATATCCTCAACCGATTTTGTCGCGGATAGCGCACGGGCATGTCGCCACCACTTGGCCAACTTGGCGGCGGCTTCCTCATGCCCGACAAGCCACGTCCGCTCGGCAAGCCTCTGATAGTGGACCAGCATAAGCACGGTGTCCTGCCACGCCTTGTCCTGCATCCACTGGTGAAGCTGGGTCGCGTCTGCTTGGCCTTGTGCATAACCGACTGTGTATCGGTCCTCCTCCCCCGCATCGCCCGCGCGGCTGTCGAGGGCGGCGAGGCGATTACCCACAGCCGTCATGAATTGCGTGAACTCGGGGTCGAGATGCTCGCGCGCCTGCATATGGCATTGGTCCGCAAGGGTCTTGGTCGACCAGCCTGCAAACAAGCCCTCGCGCACAGCATCCGGCGTCTGTCGGGTGGTCATGCTGCAATACTCCGAAGTGGTTGGCCAAGGATGCCGAGACCGGCGATGGCGGCGCGTTCCAGCGAAGCGACAGCACGATCCCCAGCAGCCCACAGACAGGTCCCGTTCGATGGCGATACGCCTTCAGTGCCGTCAGGGCGCAGGAACCGGATCTTGCGCGTGAACAACACGCGGTCGGCCTTGGCCCACGCATCCCAGAACCATGGCGCGGACGTGCGATCGGGCGTCAGGGCGATCCCGTTGCCGTGCGCGAAGAACCTGTCGAGCCAGGGTGCTAGGGCGCCGCGCCCACCGAACGGCGCGTTCATCCAGACGAAGCCGATCCAGTCGTGCACCAGACCATTCGGTGCCGAAAGCCAGCGGCAAGTCGGAACATGCGGCGGCCCGTCATTTGGCGCGGCAACGTCGAGGTCGAAACGCTCGCCCAGTGCCTCGAACACATAGGCGGGCGTGTACCATTCGTCGGACGCGCCGGGCATTTCCCAATGGCTCATGCCTCTCCCCCATCGCTGGCGTGAGAGGCGGGGGTGTCGGGCTCATTGGCGTAGGGCACGGCCGATGCGAAAGACTCCAGCGCCTTGTCGAGCGCGGCCTGTTCCTCGTCGGGCAGCATCCCGGTGTCGAAAGCCTCGCGCGCTGCGATGACCAGCGAGGCGACGTTCTGTGGAAGCCCCTCCCCCTGGCGGATCGCGTCTGCGGAGAGGGTGGAGAGGATGGCCACGATCTCGCCAGTCGTCTTCGTCACGGCCAAATGCTCGTCATCGGACTCCGGACGGATCAGATTTGCGACGATGCCGCTGATGATCGAGCGGACATTGGTGGTGGCTGACGGTGCGACCGGAAAGTCGGCGGCCGGATCGAACGCCCAGCCCTCGAACCGCTCATTGAAGAACCGGTTCGCGATCCAGAGTTCGCGGCTGCTGTTCGCCATGATCGTGACAGGCGTATGCTCACCAGAAACAAAGCAATGCGCAGCGCTTTCGTACAGGGTCGGCTCCTTGCCCTCCCTGACCAGCCATGCAAGCGTGTCGACATCCTCCGGATGCGGGCGCTCGTGATCGAGCCCGACCAGCGCCGCCTCGATAGTGGGCAGATACTCGACCCAGCGCGCGGGGACGGTCAGCCCTTCCGGGTCATCAATGATGAAGCCGACGCCCGGCTGAAAGTGCGGTGTGCCGTTATCCTCATCCATCCATCGCGCTGCCTGGATGATCTCTGGATACTGGCCCCGGCTGATCCGAATCATATGCTCCACCGCCTCCCGATCCATCGCGGGCGGGGCGGTGCGGGTGAAATCAAGCCAAGCCTGTTCGCTCCCCTCACGGGGGTCATGCTCTAGCCAGTCGCTGGCGTCATGCTGATCGGCGGGGATGCGTTCCAGCAGCGGCAGGAAGTGATTTTTCGCGTACATCCGTGCGGGATCGGCGATCCGGAATATTGAACTCCGGACGTGGCACTGCGCGATTGCATCCGGCAGCGTCATCGGTACCGGGTTTCGGCAGACCTTCGGGATAACGGCAGGGCGACCCAGACGGGCTGCGGCGATCGCGCGTGCGATGCAGTCCTCAAATACGCGCCGGTCGACCCCGATGAATTGATCTGTCGGCCGGACGCCGGGCATGCTGTTGACCCAGTCGCTTGCGGTCGCACTATTCGCGCTATCGGGTATTTGGTCAGCCACGGGCGGCCTCCTGCGGATCGGGGGCACCCGGGTTGGCTATGCCGTCGGAATCCTCGTCGTCTTCGTCACGCTCCGGCTTCCGCAGGTACACACGCTCGTACAAGGCATCCGTTGCCTTGACCTCGCGGAACGTGGTGACATCGGCGGCGAAGACGCCCTCCCCTGCGAAATTCCACCCCTCATCAAAGCAGATGCAGTCGAATGTCAGTGTCGGAAATGCGGCGATCAGCGCTTCGAAGACCGGAGTGGGGAAATTCCAGGCCGTCTCGAACTTGATGGTCAGCGGTTCCTCTGCGGCCAGGCTGAAGGCATACGCACCCCACTTCGTGCCCCAATTCGCTATCGACCACGGATACCAGCTTACAAAGCCCGTCTCAGTCAGCGCCTGCATGCGGGCCTTGCCTGCTTCCTCCCACCTCGGATGCTTCTCTAGGAACGCGGCGGCCACGGCGGATATTGACGCATCAGCGGGCAGGCCCGCCTCTGCACGGATCCAGGCGATACGGGCTGCATAAAGCCCGTAGGTGGCGAACGGCGCACCACGCTCCCCTCGAGCCGTGATCATCGCCATGCCTTCTTCGGCGGCAGTCGAATCCTCCGCTCGGCGCAACACCTCCGGCATCGGAATGATCGCGTCGAAATCGAACGTCGTGTACGGCTGGGGCTTGCGGTCGGCGCGCCACCACTCCTCCGGTTCCTCCATCTTCGTGACGATCAGCCGCTCACGAAAGCGAGCGACATCAGCGGCGGGGCCGGTGATCACGCACCGGGACGTTACATGATTAGGCATTGGAGATCGGAGCCTCATTCCAGAGGGAAGCTTTCACGTCGAAGGGTGCCCGGCGTGATCCAGTGACCCGGATGAAGCCGGGGCGATCGGTCTGCTCGGGCGACTTGCGGAGCCGCAGCGTATGACCGGGGGCGACCGTGACGGCGCGGTATTGGCTGGTGCCCATCAGTGCGGCTCCCCAGCCTGCTGGTCGGCTGGCGTTCGACCAGCGACAGGGAAAAGCACCTTGATCGCGTGCCAACGGTCGACGCCGCGCTCGACCATGGCGGACCACACATCGGCGATACGCTCCGAATGGGTCACGAGATCGCGGGCGAGCGACGCCAGCGCTGCCACACCAGCGGCAGCGAAGATACAGACGCACAGGACGCCAAGCGCGTGGGCGGCGTAATCGATGAGGGTCATCGTATTGCCTTCCGAGTGGTAGAGAAGATGGGGCGGGCGCCGGAGCCGCCAGCGCCTAGGATGCGGTCCTGATAGAAGCCGTCATCAGGCTGCCTGGGGCGGCGGAAGGGCCGGTGACCCCAGCCGTCGGCGAAGACGATCTTGGGCTGGCCGTCAGGCGCGATCACCTTGACCTTATCGCCCGCCATCCGCTTGATCACGGGGCAGTCGAAGGCGAATACGGCCGGGAGCGTATCGACCGGAATCCAAATTTCTGCGGCGACTGCCTGGCGCCGGACCTCCATCGCCTCGCAGGTCAGCGGGTCCAGCCCGCGCTGCAGGATCGCGGCGACCTGCTGGGTCGTCCAGCGCTCGCCACCGACCTGGATGCCGTCTACATTCCGATAGCCGACGATATTACCGTACCAAGGCGTGCGCACCGAGGGGCTGACCTGTCGCACGGACGGCTGCCGCCCGATCGGCGGGAGATTGGGATCAGCCAAGGCTCGCCTCCACATACTGGAGAGCGGCGCCGATCGACTCAGCGGCATCGACCGCCTCTTTCGCCAGACGACGCCGGATGATGTATTCGACGCGCGCTTCCTCGGCAGCCTTTTGGGCGCGGGTCAGATCTTCACGAAGCTCGGCAACGACGGCATTCGCGGCTGGCGACTTCTCTCGCCCCCGCATTGGGCGCGTCAGCCGCTCGACCGTCTCGATTAGATGCATCAGCGCATAGGCCGAGCCGATCTTCATCTTGTCGGCCTCGGCGCGAAGCGTGCCGTAAATATCCTGCCGCTCGGCCGCCATCGCCCCCAGCTTTTTATACTGCATGGGGTCGACCGACGCCGACAGGATCATGGGGCTGAGCTGGCGGTAGCGCGCCACCTTCCAGCGGAGGCCGTGGAAGACCTGGTCGAAATCTGGATCGATCTCAGCGAGCTTCACGGGGCTGGGACGACGGGCGGCGCTCATCGCGCGCCCCACGGATTGTCCAGCTTATGACGGTGCGGCGACTGCTCGAAGAATTTGCGGGCGAGCGCCATCAGGTCGACGCCGTGCTTCAGCTCGAATGTCGCCTCGCCCCGGTGGCTCTCGGCATGGCAATCGCGGCACAGGCTGACCGTATAGGCGTCACTGGGCTTCATGCTGACGCCGCTATTCGCCGCCCGGCGGACGTGGGCGCATTCGATCCCGGTCGTGGAGCCGCAGGCGCAGCAGGCGAAGCCCCTCACCCAGGCGCGGTGGGCGGGCGAGCGCTTGCCCGCATCGACCTTCGGCGACTTGGTGATCTTGCGCGGGGGGAGCGCGACGGCGCGCATCAGAACGGAATCCCGTCATCGATCGTGTAGCGCTGGGTGAAGCGCCGCTGCGCTACGACCTGCACCGTCGGCTGCAAGACGTAGAATTCCCGACCGGGATGCTCATCTGCGAGGCGGTTAGCCTCTTTCTCGGCGGCAGCCTCGCTCGGATGACGATAGCTTGGCGGCCGATCACCATTGGGCGACCAGACCAGCCAGAATGGGGGCGTTTTCAGCGTCGGCAAGCTCATGCGACCACCACCTGGCCGCGCGCCATCAGGTGCAGCATGTCGACCTGCTGGTCGACCGACAGCGTGGCGTAGTGCGCCTGGAGCGCTGCGAGAGATGCCTCGCTCATGCTGCCACCTGCTTGGCAGCCCAGCGAGTGGCGCCTGCGGCCGACTTGAAGGTGTTGGCGACCAGCGTCGCGGTCGCATCGGCGATACCGCTGCGGGCGTTTACATACAGCCGCGCCGAGAAACGGCCCTGCTGCTCGCTGATGACAACGGCCTTGTTACCGTTGCGGACGATCTGTTGATTATCCTGGGCCACGCCCACCTCCTCGACCGCTTCGCTCGCATCAGGCGGCGATCAGCGATGAGGACATAACACCATAATGGTGCCAACCTGTCAACACCGTATTGGTGTTATTCTTCTGGTGGTATCCAGTCCGGCTCGAAGCCGTAGTCCGAATCGACGGCGTCCCAATCTGGCGGCGGAGGTGCCGCCACGACCGTCGGCAACGCTGGCTGCTCTCCATTGAAGGCAACGCGAAGCCAGCCGACCTTCGCTTCGAGCGCTTGGAATATCGCGATGGTGGTATGCCCCTGGCGCCAATAGGTGCCGATCAGCACAGCGCGCTCAGAGGGTAGATATCCGAGCTGGATGCCACGGTAGGAATAGACGGCGATCGCGTGCTCGTCGTATGCGTTGTCAGGATCCGCCCGGAGTTCAACGGGCTCCCCTTCGCGGCACATGGCGAGCTCAAACCGGCGGCTCGGCCCCCGCTTGTTTGGATAGTCTATTCCAACTACCGCTAAAGTCATTGCGTTAGGCAATTGAACATTAACCTGCGAATGCTATCTAGCAACGGTACGGTGGAGCTAAATGCTCTGGCGACGTGCGCTGGCAGGTGGAAAGCATGCATCGTGCCTCTGCAACCCATAGCCGTCGGGAAACACAGGCCCGGCCCGTACTTTTCATTCTTGAACGTCGTTGGCAGCCTCAGGGCTACCTTGAACAAGAAGCAGCGCTGGGCGATATAAGAATGGCACACGCCACGTAGGCGACTGTGGCCCTCCAAGACGCTCGAAGAAGCCTATTGCTTCGAGTTCTTGTGCGATCTGGACAGCACGGTGCGCGTCAACATTCCAGATGGCCTGTAGATTCGCCAACGGTTGGGTAGCTTTTTGCTCCCGCAGCGCTTCGATATGAGCTTTTAAAGCAGGATACTCCGCGTAGATCGTTTGCTCGAGTCGGCTACGGGAAACCTCTGGCAGCGCATCCTTAAATGCCAGCGGCTCAAAAAGTTTATCCTGAGCTATAACCTTCTCGCCCCTTTCTAGACGAGCTATTTGAACGTCACGCAGCTCGCTCAAAAAATGTATTAATTCTCTTGGGGATGTGGTCGATATCGCGTCCTTAGTCCGACCTAAAATCCAGACAAACGCAGTTTTCGGCTTATTTACACCACTTTCCACCTGCTCTGGGAACATTCGTCCCAGGAAAGATTCTTGAAGACGAAAGTCTTGCACAATATCACTAGGGGCAACATCATAAAACTTGCAAATTTCCTCATTCGCAAGGGCGCGACGGACGACAAGGTTCGTTAAATCTTCAGGTTTCCAAGATATAGTAATCGACCGCTCTATATGGCTCGCTTCCCTAAATCCTTCGGCGGTTATAGCATCCCAGATGTCCGTTCGAAGAAATATTTTGACTTTGATGTTAGACCGATTTTTTGACGCAAGATAAAATTTGAATAACGCTCGCAACGCAGCAGTCTCAAGATTGGGCTTGTCAGCAAACGCAACGTCCAATCTATCCAAGACAATCCAAAGCGAATATCCCGCCTCTTGGAGCGCTTCTGAGGCGAGTTCGAAAAGCTCGTCAACTGAAACGACACCCTTTCTCGCTTGTGCGGCAGTTGGTTCCCTGAGCGTAATTCTCCCTACCACCCCAGACGGCATGCCAGTGGTGGGATCGAGGGCAAGTTCTGTTTCAAAGCTCTCAGGGTTACTAATCGTCCTGACATAATCCATGACATAGCGCAGAACTCGCCCCAAGGACCATTTGCTAGGGATTAGGTCTGCCCGCTCTAATTCCTGCATAAGGCGATCGCACTTAGGTCCACAGATGCCGTAATCTCTGATCGCATGGGCGCAAAGCGTTAGCGTGTAGAGTTTCCAAACTCCAACAAACTGAAACTCGTCGTAAGGCGGGTCACTGACTATATCGCGGAAGGCGGGATCGCCCTGAGGATTTTCCCCTGGCACAATCAAGACATTGCGATCAAAAAGTTCATCACGGCTTTGCGCTATGAGATTGTAAATCGCGCTTTTTCCGCTCCCTTTCGGGCCATAGACTACGTCAACTTCGCCACTAAAGACTTGGGTCCACTGGTCCGTTTCGACGAAATATCGCCGCAGCTGCTCTGCTTCTTCTTCCGCAGTCCGACGTCCAAACGTTGACGACTTTAGGACGTTTAGGGCACGCGTACGACTTGCAGAACTAGCTTCTTCACTCATCATATGTCCCTAGCAAACCTAATCACCCGCCCCCAGATGACCACATCATCGGCGTCAACTTCATAAGAGTCGATCGTCTTGTTATCGGAGATGACGAGCACCTTCGAACCGCCAGCGATGGGGCGCAGGCGCTTGATGGCCGCGCCGCCGTTGATTGAGGCTGCATAGATCCGGTCAGCGTGCAGCAGCTGGTTCTGCGTCGTGTCGATCCAGACCAGATCGTTCGGCAGCAGCGTAGGAAGCATGCTGTCCCCTGCCCCGGCGGCCAGTCGCAATCGGTGCGGCGGCGTGCGCGTGAACGACCGGAGATAGCCCAGGTCGAACGCGATAGGCTCTTCCTCGACATAGTCGTCCACAGTCGCGCCTGGCCCCATGGGCAACGACAGATCAAGCCGCGTAATCTCTACGACCTCGCCGCCGTCAACAGATTTGGCCACAGGCTGCTCAGGAACGACTAACGACACACCTTCGGATATGATGGCGGCGGGTGTGACGCTGAATGCATGCGCCGCCTTGTCGATCCACTCCTGGCTCAGCTTCCGCTGCCCTTTCTCGAGGCGCTCGACCTGTTGAGGGCTTGTGCCCATGCGCTTTGCAAGCTCCGGGCGCGCCCACCCCCTCGCCTCCCGCAGCTTCTCAATGTTGTTCACGCTTGCCACGGCCCTTTGTGCACCAATCTGGTGCGGTGCGGCCATCCTCCATTTTGGTGTTGACAACGGGTGTTTGATAGCACCATATTGGTGTTTCAAGGAGTTCATTGGATGACGCTGAAGGAATGGCTGGACCGCGAAGCGATGAGCGTCCCCCAGTTCGCTACGCGAATTGGGCGCAGCGCTGAGGCTGTTCGGCGGTATGTCAGCGGCGAGCGTATCCCTGACAAGGATACGATGCCGCTGATCGCGGAAGCGACCCAGCGTAGCGTCACCCCGAATGACTTCTTCGACCTTCCCCCCGTGAAGCGGCGGCGCGCTGCCCCGTCGCAGGTAGCAGCATAATGGCCTGCCAGCCCGACCAACACGCGAGCCTGCTCGACGATCCGATCGAGGTCGGCGACCGTGTCGCCTATACCCTGGGGCATGCCACGGCGATGTACGGCGGCGCATGGGTCGACCGGCAGAGTGGGCTTCACGCCGTCACCGGCGCCGAGGCTTCGACGCATGGCATCGTGACGGCGATCGGTGAGCCATTCGATTTCTGCGCCACGGTCCGCTGGGATGATGGCCGCGAACAAACTCTGCACGCGAAAGGCTTGGTGCGCGTGCAGGTGATCACTTTGGACGTCGCGCGCTATCAGCGCGAGGCCACAAGCTTCTGGGGCCGTCAGGCATGATAGCCCCAGATAGGACGATGCAGGGGGCAGAGCGGGACTTGTCAAGGGTCGACCGGCACTGCGGCCAATGGGATAACCGCAGGGCAACTTTCCGTCGCGGGCGATACGTCCCCCGCCACCCCGCACCCAAGGTCCCCTGCATCGTCCACCACCACGCCCGCAGCAGCGGTGCGATTGGAGAGCGCTGACATGACCTGCGCCGACATTCACTTTCTCTCCCTGGCGGCTGACCTCCCCAAGACGGTCAGCCCCTCCCTCACCGGCGGCGTGGTTCTCCCGCCCGTCGCCGGTGATTTTGTCGACCAGCGCGCGAGCGATCGCGATGCGGACTGCGCGCGGTGCGGTGGAGAGGCAATCACTGTTCATGACGATGGAGATACGCTGTGAGCGTTCCGCACATCCACGGCCGCTACCGCACGGTCCCCGCGAGTTTGCTGCTCGACACCCTTGGCCGGAGCCTTTCGGCTATCAAGACCGAGGACAAGGCCACTGACGAAGACCTGGGCCAGGTGCTGGGGAAGAGCGATGACCGCGCCGCCGCCTACCGTGCCGGATCGGCCGACATGGGCGTCGTCAGCTTCCTGCGCGGCTGCCGCGAATGGGATGGCCGCTTCGCCAATGACGTGCTCGGCCTCGTCGGGATGCGCATCGTGCCGATCGCCGACAGCCCGACCGAGGACGCCCATTCGCTGGCCGCCTTGGGCGAGCTGATCGCGAAGAAGGCGATCGCGCTGGCCGACAACCAGATCAGCGACGCGGAGCTTGAAGGCATGTGGCCGGAGATCGAAAAGGTCGGCGCCCACATCGACCGGCTTCGCGCGCGGCGGGCGAGCGTGATCCGCTTGATCCATCAGCAATAGGAACCAACCGGGCTGCCTTGGCGCCGCCCTTGGAGTGACGACAATGACGATTGCCAATGACGACGCGGGAGCGGCTGGCGCTGCTTTCGCGACCGAAGAATTGCGTCTTGCGATGGTGCAGCCTGCGGCGGCGGTGATCGTCTCCGGTGGGCAGCGGTATCGGTTCCTGCCAGTCGCCTACACCGGAGCGCCGGTGGTCCCTTTGCTCGAGGTGGCGGCGTAATGGCCGACGAAGCCGACATCGCCGCCCAGCTGGAGGCGGAGCACATCAACCGCAGCCTTCAATCGCTGCCTGTGCCGATTTCTGGCACAGATGGCGGCATCTGCGAGGACTGCGAATTGCCCAGCCCGCGCCTGTTCAGCGGCCAGTGCGCGTGGTGCCACGATGGTCGCGACCGGCCGGACCAGCACCAGCCGGAGCCCGCCCCGCGCATTGCGCCGGTGACATTCGAGCGTGGCCGCAAGCCCTTCATCCCGGCGCACATCATTCGCGCCGCCAATGACGCTGGGCAGTCGCTCGACGTCTTCGTGACCGCGCTGATCCTGCGCGGATTTGCCGCCTTCGAAGCGGCCAACAGCAAGGGAGCATGACCATGGATATCCAAGTGAAGTCGTCCGACCTCCGTCGCGCGGTCGCCATCGCGGGCAAAGTCATCGAGTCCCGCAGCAGCATTCCCATCCTGGGCATGGTCCACTGCCATGCGAACGGAGCACTGGAGATCACTGGCACCGACCTGGACATGACCGTGACGACGCGGATCGAACGTGAGGCTGGGCCTATGTCCGACTTCGTCCTCGCGACCCCGAAGCAAGTCGCCTCGGCGCTCGGGGCGGCGGGCGGGAAGCAGGTCGGCATCAGCACGATCGACGGCAAGGCGGTTATCGTGTCTGACGACCTCCGGCTTTCTGCTGGCACCCTGCCCGTGGACGATTTCCCAGTTCACCTTGATGCGCCGCTCGAGCCAATTTTCGCGGCCACGCTGTCAAAGACGAACCTCGCTGATTTCGCGCGGATTGCCATGGCGGTGTCGACCGAAGAAACCCGCTATTACCTGAACGGAGTCCACCTCTCGTCCATCGACGACGGGCGGATACGTGCCCAGGCAACCGATGGTCACCGGCTGTTCTTCGTCGAGATCGCCGTACCTGATGCGAAGGGCTCGCTGCCCGCTGGCGGCGTCATTATCCCGCGCAAGGCGGTATCCGTACTGCTAGATCTGGCAAAATCGTCCGAGGACGGAGCTCGGCTCACCATCGGCCATGTCGCGCCTGCCAATCACGACGGCACGCTTGCGCCTGAGAAATCGACCGCACCTCGTATTCGGATGACGTTCCGCGAGCGCGCTGGCCAAATCACAGTGACATCGAAGCCGATCGACGGGACGTACCCCGACGCTCAACGCGTCGTCCCCGCTCCCGGCGGCATCCAGGCGCTGTTCAAAGTCGCGGACCTCCGTCGGGCCATCAAGGCGATCACGGGTCATGCCAAAGGCAGCCATGCCGCCAAGCTCGATTTCCAAGAGGGCGGCAAGGTCGCCATTTCGTCGGCGTTCGTCACCATCGGCCTTAGAGCCGACGTCACTATAGCGGCCCAGCACAATAAGCCGGGGTTCGCTGTGGGCTTCAACGGCGGATATCTGGACAGCGTCCTCGCCGCCGTTCGCGGTGATGAGATCCTGATCGACACCGCTGATCCGGGCTCACCAGCGTTGTTCCGCGATCCGGCCGATACCGCATGGACGGCCGTCCTCATGCCGATGCGGTTTTGATGATGGCCAATTCAGTTGGAACCACCTGTGCCGAAAAACCGGCACAGAAGGGCCATCCCCTGAAAGTCGAGCGGATGATGGGGCTGCATACGGCGGCGATGATGCTCGGCGGCATCGAGAAGCTAGCCGGTGCGCTCGACATACAGGAGCGCGGCACGCGTGCCAAGATCAGCGGCGAGCGGGGGGTGTCAAATGATGACCTGCTGGCAGCGGCGGCTGCACTCGACGAACGCGCTGACCGCGTGCGCGCTCATGCTGAGAAGCTCCGCGAGGAGGCGCGCGCGGCATGAAGGTATCAGCCGCCCAGATTCGCCAGATGAAGCGGGAAAGCTTGGCCTATGGCGCCGCACTGGCGTCGATCCCGTTCGTCGAGTGGCCCTCCCATGTCGTTGAGGGCGCGCCGCGCATTGATGTGCTCCGGTCGCGCGCCTTTCTCGTGCAGGTTTTCCAGGAAGACTGCGACGTCATCCGCCTGTCGATCAATCGGACCGAATGGGATGAACGGGCCTCGCGCTTCCGCGAAGACATTTCGTGGGACGATCTACAGCGCTTGAAGGAGGAGGCCGGTTATGGCGATCGCTGCGCTGTCGAGGTGCTGCCGCCCGACCGGCTGGTGGTGAACGTCGCGAACATGCGCCACGTCTTCGTCCTGCCTGCTGGCAAGACGCTCCCGTTCGTCTGGGGAGCGCGCCGTCCGTGAGCGTGCGCTTGATGACTGAGGTATGGGCCGTCAGCCTGCCGGACAGCGAGAAGCTGGTGCTGCTCGCGCTGGCCGACTGCGCCAATGACGAGGGTCTGTGCTGGCCGTCGATGGCGACGCTCGCCCGGAAGTGCAGCAAGAGCGACCGCACGGTGCAGGCGTCCATCAAGCGCCTTGTCGCTTCGGGCCACATGAGCCGGTCGGAAGTGCCCGGGAAGGGCTGCCGCTACATCATCCACCCCACCACCGAAGCGGCTTCACCCCCGAAGCCCCTTCGCCCCGAAGCGCCTTCACCCCCGAAGGGAACGACGGTGCCCCCCGAAGCGGCTTCGGACAAACCATCAAGAACCATAAATCCTCAGGAGGCTTCGCCTCCTTCGGTTAGGCGCAAGCGCGAACCCAAGCCCAAACCTCACCGGCTGCCAGAGGATTGGAAGCCGACGCGCTTCGCCGAGGACACGGTCGCTCGGGAGATCGTCGACCGGCGCGGTCAGGAATGGGCTCGGGGGGCGCTGGAGCAATTCCGGAACTGGGCAGCAAACGCCGACCACAAGCCCGGCAAGGGCCTCAAGCTGGACTGGCAACGAGCCTTCGCCAACTGGATCATCGAACAGGACAACCGCGATGGAAATCGTTCAACACCCACATCCCGCCAGCCAGCCAGCGTTCGCGGCGGACGCCCTGACCCGGCTCTCGACATGCTCCGAGCCGCCCGTGCCGCCCAGGGGGCGCCGGATGGTGCCGCCAGTGGTGGGCGAGATCATCGCCAAACTGGGCTTGCGCTATCGACCGAGTGGGCAGGCTGACCTTGAGGCCCATGCCGAAGCACTGGTCCTCCTCGGCGAGGATTGCGCCGACATCCCGGCCGATCTGCTCGACGAAGCGGCGCGGCAATGGGCTCAGGCCAGCAAATACATGCCCAAGGCTTCCGAGCTTCGTGATCTGGCTCGCAATGTGCGCAACCGCGCGCGGGCCGCTGCCGACTTCGGGGGGCAGCAGCTCCAGTCCCATTGCGATCGGCTCAACCAGCTCGGTTGGTGCCGGGGGCAGTGGCAGGTCGTCGGTGAAGGCGAGGATCGCCGAATTGACCGGGCGGGCCGCTGACATGCGCGCGCATCACCAGGCGGCGGAGGCCAAGGCAGCATGACCTATGAGGTGCTTCACGGCGACTGCCGCGCGCTGATGGCGGATATGGAGGGTTGCTCGGTCGACTCGGTCGCCACCGATCCTCCCTATGAGCTGGGGTTCATGGGCCGCGAGTGGGACAGCACGGGCGTCGCCTATGACGTCGCGACCTGGGCGGAGGCGCTGCGCGTCCTCAAGCCCGGCGGCTGGCTCGTCGCGTTCGGCGGATCGCGCACCTATCACCGCATGGCCTGCGCGATCGAGGATGCCGGTTTCGAGATCCGCGACCAGATCATGTGGATCTACGGCTCTGGTTTCCCGAAGGGCGGCAACCGCGATGGCAAGGGCACATGCCTGAAACCGGCGCATGAACCGATCGTCCTCGCCCGCAAGCCGCTGATCGGCAGCGTGGCGGCAAATGAGGCGGCGTTCGGCACAGGCGCTTTGAGCATTGATGCTTGCCGGGTACCGACCGACGAGAGGCTGCGGGCCGGAGGTGGTGTGATTCCAATGCGGCACGATCCCTCGGTGCCGCGAGGTCGGAGTGGCGAGCAGTCGGCAACGCGACGGTATGACGATCGAGGTGCGACCAGCTTCGCTCCTACGCCTGGACCACGCGGCGGCGCGACGAACGGTCGCTGGCCTGCGAATATTGTGCATGACGGCAGCGACGAGGTGCTCTCGGCATTTCCCGATGCCCCCGGCCAGCAGGGCGACCTTCGCGGTCATACCAAATCCCGCCAGTCCCCGAACGGCATCTTCGGCGGAATGCGCCCGGCGCTGGACCATGCCGCGCGCGGTGACACCGGCTCAGCCGCACGCTTCTTCTATTGTGCGAAGGCCAGCAAGGGGGACCGCGACGAAGGGCTCAGCGACTTCGCGCCTCAGGCGTTCGTGCAGTTCCAGACCGGAAACGGGGAAAGCGGCAATGCCAGCAGCCTGAGCGCGGGCCGCGACACGCAGTATCGCAACACCCATCCGACCGTGAAGCCGGAGGCGCTGATGCGTTGGCTGGTCCGGCTGATCACCCCGCCAGGCGGCCGGGTGCTCGACCCGTTCACCGGCAGCGGATCGACCGGCAAGGCGGCGGTGCTGGAGGGCTTCGACTTCACCGGCTGCGAACTTACGGCCGAATATCTGCCGATCGCCAATGCGCGCATCGCCGCTGCTGTGGCGCGGGCAGAGCAGGCCCAGGTGGTCGCCCCGCAATACGACATGTTTGGAGGTGAAGCAGCATGAGCAGGACTTTCATCCAGCTGACAGCGGGCGAAGCCGTCGAGCTAAAGGATAGCCGGGAATGGACGCCGGTCTGGATCAAGGCGGCTGATATCGTAGCTGTCGGCGAGCATTTCTTCACCCAGACTTGGGCGGGGCGTACTTTCGCCACCGTGAACGGTGCGGTTGTGCACCTCGCTTCGATGCCGGGCATGCCGGTGCACGTGCGCGAGACGCCCGAAGAGGTGGTTATGCTCGTGTCCGAGGCGGGCGAATAATGTGCCGCGCAATACGGGCACCCCGCCACCGTTTGAAACGGTCGACATATGCTTCCGTAACGGTGTCGTCGTGCGGGGGATCAGCCCCAAGCGGTGGCGGTGGACGCTCAACGATCCGGCTTATCCGCCGGACTACGACTTCGACATCATCGACTGGCAGCTGACCGCAAAGGGGTGAGCGATCCACGGTGTTTATGGTATGTTCTCAACAGGTAGCGGGGCAGGACGATGAAAGCAGCAGCCAAGGCCAAGCGCAGCACGAAGATCAAGAAGGTGCGGAAGACTGCGGCCGAGCGTGCCGCTGAACTGGTGTTGCGGAAAGCCGACGATATCGGCGTCCCGCGCGCCCAGCTTGATCGCGGCGACTTCGCCGTGGTCGATATGCCGCTGCGTGACGGCGGGAAGATCACGACCTTGCAGACGCTGGTCAATCGGGGCGGCACGCCGGTCGCGCGTTGGAAGGCGGCCGGCCTGCTGTCCGACAGCCAACAGGCCGCAATCACCCATTGCGAGATGCTTTGGGAGCGCATCGGCGGGAAGGGCTTGGTTATGGATTTGGCCCGCATTCCCGGTGCAGGTCAGGGCAACGGCTGGGCGGAGCAGGAAGCGCTCGACGACCTCAAGCGGATCAAGGGTTACTTCCCGGCCAAATACTGGTCGGTGTTCGAGAATGTGTGCCGGTTTGACGAGACGGCAGGGTTCGCGGGTTCGGCACTCACCGACTGCCGCAACGATCAGGTCGCCTCGGCTCGCGTGGTCGTGCAATTCGTCGCCGACATCATTGCAATGAAAGAGCGTCTTACCGCTTGACTGCATCACCCCCGCAACATATCAAGAACATTAGATGTGAGAGCCGCGCCCGAATGGGTTAGCGGCTCTCGCTGTTTTAGCTGCCCTTCATTCCGTCGATCCACTCGCCGATGCTGTAAGACCTCTCGATTTGAAGCCACGCGCAGGCGATGAAGGCGTCACCATCTTGGATAAAGCCGACTCGCTCGACTGTGTAGTCGGCGCCGCCTCGATCGGTGGTTCGTACCATCTGCCCGGGCAGTGGCATAACCTCGAAGCTGTAATCGTATCCCTGATAATCGCCGTCGTCATGTTCTGTTGGCGGTACGAACAGCCTGATCTTCATGCTCATTCCTTTGCGGTTGCATCGCATAACTCACAGCTTCGCCGTCCCTTCGCAACTGTTGCGGCGAACCCGGGGTGCGATGGGTCCTTCCTGGCCCTTTGAGTATACGGGTGGCAAAGGCGTGGAGCGCCCCCAGCTATGAATGCCGAAAGGTGTTTCCACTATGGCTGACCCCGTATCGGTCCGCGCGTTCGCTAAGCTGGACGGCTGCTCGCACACACTGGTCAGCAAGGCCGTAAAGCGCGGAAATCTGCCGGTTACAGCCGATGGCCTGATCGATCCGGCGCTCGCTGGAACGGGCTGGCGGCGGCGAAATCGGGTGGAAACACCTGTGGAAACCCAAGGTGGAAACACCGCAACTGTTTCCACCGGTGTTTCCACTCCGGTCGCCAAGGTGGAAACACCCAAGCGGCAGCGTGGGAAGGCCGGAGCCCAGCCGGTCGAGGGCGTCGAACTGGGCGACGACGATTTCGTCGACGCCGTGCTCAATGGCCGTTTCGTCAGCACCGCCCAGGCGGAGCAGATCAAGGAGAACGGGCTCGCCGCAAAGAACCTGCTCGCTGCCCGCAAGGAAGCGGGCGACGTGGTCGACCTGGAGGTCGCCGGGCAGGTGTTGTTCGCACAGGCGCGCGCGTTTCGCGATGCTTGGCAGAACTGGCCCGCGCGCACCGCGCCGCTGATTGCGGCCAAGCTGGGCGTGCCCGTCGAGCCGGTGCTGGAGGCGCTGACCGAGCATGTCCACCAGCAGCTCGTCGAACTCGGCGATCCCGAAGCCGATTTCTCCGACGCAAGCGAAGCTTGAGCGCCTAGAGCTATCCTGGCGGCGCGGCATGACGCCGCCGCCGTACATCACCGTCCCCGACTGGGCCGACCGCTTCCGCAAGAAAGCCGCTGGGGCCGGTTCGACGATCGGGCAATGGCGCACGGGCGATGTCGAGATCGCGCGCGGGCCGATGCTGGCGATCACCGAGCCTGGTGTCGCGACCATCACGGTGATGGTCTGCACCCAGCTGATGAAGACGGCGCTCATCGAGAATGCGTTCGGCTTCTTCGCACACCTAGACCCCAGCCCCATGCTCATGTTGCAGCCCAAGGAGGATGCTGCGGAGCAGTTCTCGAAGGAGCGGATTACCCCGCTGATCAAGGCCACGCCGGTGCTGCGCCGCCTGGTCGGCACCCGGAAGACCCGCAACTCCGACGAGACGATCCGCTACAAGTCGTTTCCCGGCGGCTTCCTCGCAATCGAGGGCGCTGGCAGTCCCGACAACGTGGCCCGGCGCCCGATCAAGCGCGTATTCTGCGACGAGATCGACAAATATGTCCCCACCCGTGAGGGTGATGCGGTCGGCCTGGCCGAAGAGCGCATGGGGACGTTCGTCGGGGCGCAGTCGATCCGGGCGTGCTCTCCGACCATCGAGGGCGAGAGTGCGATCCACGACAGCTATCTGGAGGGCGACCAGCGACAGGCGTCGGTCGAATGCCCGCATTGCGGTCACCGCCAGTTCCTCGACTTCTTCAAGCACATCGAATGGGACAAGGAACACGACGGCGAGGGTCATGTCGTCGCCCACCACCATAAGACGGCGGCGGTCCACTGCGAGTCCTGTGGCTGTGCATGGAATGAAGCACAGCGTCGCGCCGCGCTTCAGACCGCGCGCTGGCACCAGACCAAGCCGTTTCGGTGCTGCGACACGTATCAGGACCCCATCGCCGCGTATGAGGAGGCATGGCGCGCACCGCAGGAAGTCCGCCCGGCCGATCCGGTCGGCGTTGCCTGGGAGTGGTGGCAGGGACCGCGCTGGGCGGTCTACCGCGCCCGTTGCTCGAAGTGCGGCAAATGGCCGGTCGACAACGAGCACGCCAGTTTCACGGCGGGCAAGGAGTTCTCGCCCTGGGACCGCGACGCGCCGCCGAAGATGGCGCGCAAATGGCTGCTGTGGAAGGACGATCCCGACCAGCGGGTGAAGTTCGACAACACCCAGCGCGGCAAGCCGCATCGGCGCGCGGGCGGTAAGGTGCTGCTGGCCGAACTGCTATCGGCGCGTGCCGAGACCTGGCCTGGCGAAGTGCCGGACGGCGTCGGGATCATCACCGTCGGCGGCGACACCCAGGACGATCGCGTCGAACTGGAATTCGTCGGCTGGGGGCGCGGCGAGGAAAGCTGGTCGCTCCTCTATGTCGTCATCGAGGGCGACACCTCGTCCGACGCGCTATGGGATAGGGTCGACCAGCAGTTGTTGCGCACGTTCCGCCGTGCCGATGGGCGCGAGTTCCATGTGTCGGCGGCGTGCATCGATTCCGGCGGCCACCGCACCAACGAGGTTTACCGGTTTGCGCAGGCCCGCCTCGGCCGCAAGGTCTGGGCGATCAAAGGTGCGTCCGAGCGCAGCGGCACCCGCCAGCCGATCTGGCCGACGGTCAAGCCGAGTAACCGCGAACGCACGAAGTTCAAGCCGGTCAGCATCGGGGTCAACGCTGCCAAGGACACGATCCGCGCCCGGCTGGAAAAGACGGATGAGCCCGGCCCCGGCTATATGCACTTCGACGCCAAGCGGGATCTCGCCTGGTACGAGCAGCTGATCGTCGAGAAGCGGGTTCCGAAGGTCGTCAGCGGCAGGAAGTTCACCGTCTGGGACTGCCCCAAGGGCAAGGCCAACGAGGCGCTCGACTGCCGGGTCTATGCCTATGCCGCCCTACAGGGGCTCATCCATTTCGGAACGCGACTGAACGAAGCGGTCGACGAAACCACCGGGATTTACATCCCCCCGCCGCCCGAGCGGCCGGACGACGTGAAGACTTGGGGTTCACCGGACGCAGGCGATTGGGTCGGCGGTGGTGAAGGCTCCTGGCTGTAAAGGAGATGCCCCATGTTCACCGCTGACGATATCGCAGCGCTTAAGCTCGCACTCGCGACAGGCGTCTCGGAGGTCCGCTATGCGGACGGCCGGCTGGTCAAATACCGATCGCTCGATGAAATCCGTCAGGTCATCCTGATGGCGCAGGCTGATATCGCGCCGTCGACCGAATCGCGCAGCTTCGTCGCGGAGTTCTGAGGTGAACTGGATCGACCGCGCCGTCTCGGCCTTCAATCCGGTGGCGGGCGTCCGCCGCCTGGGTGCCCGTCGTGCGCTGGCTGAGCATTCGCGGGCCTATGACGCCGCGCGCCGCGACCACCGCACCGCCAGCTGGCAGGCGACCGGCAATAGTGCGAACGCCGAGGTGGGCGCGGCCGAGGAGCTGGTGCGCAACCGATCGCGCGACCTGATCCGTAACAACGGCTGGGCGCTCCAGATCGTCGAGACCTTCGCCGACCATGTCGTAGGCACCGGCATCGTCACCGCGCCGACCGGATTGAAGGGGCGCAACCTCAAGCGCGCCCAGCAGCTGTGGGCCGACTTCGCCGAGAATTGCGACTTCGACGGCGACCAGGACCTGAACGGCCTGATGTGGAGCGCGGTCAAGTGCATGGCCGAGAGCGGCGCGGCGATCATCCGCTTCCGCCGCGTCATATTCGATGCGCGCACCACCACCGTGCCGCTTCGCCTGCAGCTGATCGAGCCCGATTTCATCGACGTGATGAAGACCGGCACCACCGCCAATGGCGGGTGGATCGACCGGGGTATCGAATATGATTCCGCCGGGCGTCGGGTCGCCATGTGGCTACTCGAACGCCATCCGGGCGACACGGCGATGTGGCGCAGCTGGTCGATGCGGTCGGAACGCGTTCCCGCCGACGAGTTGGTCTACCTCTTCAACAAGCTGCGCCCCGGTCAGGATCGTGGCATGCCGCTGCTCGCCCCGGCGATCATCCCGCTTCAGGACCTGAAGGGCTATTTCGACGCCGAGCTGGTCCGCAAGCGCATCGGCGCGTGCATGGTCGGCGTCATCTATTCGACCGAAGAGGGAAGCGTACAGATCGGCACCAAGCCCGGTCAGAAGCCGACATACGGCCCGCAAACCCAGAAGATGGAGCCAGGCCTGTTCACCCGGTTGCTGCCGGGCGAGTCGATCAACTTCAACTCGCTGCCCGCCGATACCGGATTCGACGCCGTGTCGACGCAGTTCCTGCGCCAGTCGGCGGCGGCGGCCGGGGTCATGTACGAGCACGCGACCGGCGATTTCAGCCGGGTCAATTATTCGTCCTGGCGCGCCGGGCATCATGGTTTTCGGCGGCGCATGGAGCGCATCCAGTGGAACGTCGTCATCCACATGCTCTGCCGCCCGATCGCCGCGCGCTTCAACGAGGCGGCGGTTGCGGCCCAGATGGTAGCAGCTGCGCCGACCTGGCGACACACGCCGCCCGGCTTCATCTCGGTCGATCCTTATAAGGACGCCCAGGCGGACCTGCTCAATTTGCGGATCGGCAAGGTATCGCTGCCCCAGCTCGTCGAAGAGCGCGGCTATGACTATGTCGAGTTCCTGATGTCCTACGCCGAGGGCCTGAAGCAGGCCGATGAGGCATTCGCCAATCTCGGCGACGGCGTCATGTTCGACGGTGATCCGCGCAAGGCCGCGAAGGGCGCCGCCCCCGTCCCCGACAAAGCCGATCCGTCGGCCGAGCAGACCGACGCCGCTGCGGCGGCCTGACCTGGAGACCAACATGGAAGACGTGAAGCGCCCGGCTGCCCCGCCGGTGGCGCCGGGGCAACGCGACCCGCGCCCGGCAAAACCGACCGACCGCCGCAACACCTCGATGCCCGCCCCGCTGACGCGCGGCGCTGGCGATCCGCCCGAGGGCCAGCAGCGCGGCGCGCCACCGCCCGCGCTGGGGAGCCGGGCGGCGGCCTTCACCGCATCGAGCTATGACGCGACGGCCCGGACGGTAGACGCGGTCTTTTCGGCCGGTGCTGCCGTTCGCCGCTGGTTCGGTAGCGAAGTGCTCGCCGTATCGGACGAAGCGATCGACCTGAGCCGTGTCGCGTCCAACCTGTGTCCCTTCCTCAACGCGCACAACCAATATGACATTGGCGCCGTGCTCGGCCGCGTCGTGGCGGCGCGTGTTGAAGGCGGCCAGCTGATCGGCACGCTCGCCTTTGCCGACACCGATGCAGGCCGCGCGGCCGAGGGCATGGTCTCGCGCGGCGAACTGACCGGCATTTCGATTGGCTATTCGGTCCGCACTTGGACGCTGACCGAACACACCGAAGACGCCGACACCTGGACGGCCACCAGCTGGGAATTGCTGGAAGTCAGTCTGGTCCCCGTTCCCGCCGATCCGAATGCCGGGATTCGATCGGCAGAGGTCCCTGTCCCCCCGGCTGGCGCCCCCGCCACCACTCAAGAGGAAGATGATATGAACCGGAGCCTTCCGGGCGGCGGTGTCGCCCACCCCAATGCCAACCGTGGCGCGGCCCCGGCCGCAGCCGACACGACCGTCGTCGTCGAGACGAACGGCGATACCCGCACCGAGCCGACCGCCACGGCCGACCAGCAGCGCCAGCAGCCCGCCCCGGTCAACGTGGCCTCCATTCGCAGCGCCGTGACCAACGCCGGTCTGGGCGATGATGTCGCCTTCGAACTGATCGGCCGCCACGAACAGACGCCGCTGACCCGCGACGCCCTGCTCGCCGATATCGGTCGCCGCTTTGCCGAGCGCGACAGCGGCGCGCCGACCCAGAACCGGATCAGCGTGACCCGCGACGCCAGCGAGACGATGGTGCGCGGCATGGGCGATGCGCTGTTCCACCGCTTCTCGCCTGGCGCCCAGCTGAGCGAGCAGGGGCGCAGCTATCGCCGCATGGGCCTGCTGCGCATGGCCGAAGAACTGCTCGCCGCGCGTGGCGTGACGGTGCGCGACCTGTCGGCGAACGAGATCGCCGAGCGCTCGCTGCATTCCTCTTCGGACTTCCCGTCGCTGGTCGGCGGCGCGCTCAACCGCCGCCTGCGCGCGTCCTATGAGGAGAACCAGCCGACCTACCGCATCTGGGCGCGCCGCGCGCCCAACGCGCCGGACTTCAAGCAGATCGATGTCGTCCAGATGTCGGCGATGCCCGACCTGTCGCCGGTCGGTGAAGGCGGCGAGTTCAAGTACGGCACAGCGTCGGACGGCAAGGTCAGCTACAAGATGGCGACCTATGGCAAGATCATCGGCTTCACCCGCCAGATGATCGTCAACGACGACCTGCGCGCGCTCGACCGCGTCGTCACCGGCTTTGCGGGCTCTGCTGCGCGGCTCGAGAACCGTATCATGTACGGTCTGCTGGTCAACACGGTCATGCCGGACGGCAAGCCGTTGTTTGATGCTTCGCATGGCAACCTTGCTCCGGCAGGCACCCATGTGACCACCGACGCGCTCGGCAAGGGCCGTGGCCGTATGCGGCTCCAGAAGGGCTTGCAGAACGAGGAGCTGAACCTCGCGCCGCGCTACCTGATCGTGCCGACCAGCGAGGAGCAGGCGGCCTATCAGTGCACCAGCGCGATTTATGTCCCGGCCAAGGGCTCGGACATCAACGAGTTCCGCGCCGGTGGCCGGACCGCTGTCGAGCCGATCGTCGACGCCGTGCTCGACACGCTGACCGGCCCGGCTTGGTTCCTGGCCGCCGACAGCGCGCATATCGACACCGCCGAATATTGCTATCTCGACGGCGCCGAGGGCGTGCAAATGTCGAGCCGCATCGGCTTCACCGTCGACGGCGTCGAGTTCAAGGCCAGCCTCGATTTCGCGGGCGCGGTCATCGACCACCGAGGCTTCGACAAGAACCCCGGCACGGCGAACTGATCGGCCGTCACACGGGCTGCCGGCTGGTCGCCCGTGTGATCCTTCCCCTCGCGCAACAGGATCACCCCCATGAAGAACTTCGTTTCCGAGGGCACGACCCTCAACCTCATCGCGCCCTACAATGTCGCCTCGGGCGGGGGCTTTCTCGTCGGCACCATCTTCGCAGTCGCAGTCGCGGCGGCGCTTGCTGGTCAGCCGGTCGACGGTCGCCGCTTCGGTGAGGTCACGCTTCCCAAGGCGGCCGGTGCCATCACCCAGGGCCAGAAGCTCTATTGGGATGACGCGGCCAAGAACGTGACCACCACCGCCGGCAGCAACAAGCTGATCGGCGCCGCATCGGTCGCCGCTGCTGCGGGTGACGCGAGCGTCACCCTCATCCTCATGCCGACGGCTGTCTGATGGCTGATCCGTTCGCCACGGGGCTGGGGGCGCTATTTGCGGCTGCTGGCTCTGTGGCGGCGGTCTATGATGACGGGGTATGGTCGTGACCCATTGGGACGCCGCCATGGCGGCTATCGATGCCGCGTTCGCTGATCCTGAACCTCTGATCTATTTGGTCGCGGGTGGTCTCACGCCCCTTGCGCCGTTTCAGGCCATCCGCACGGACGGCGAGTCGGCATTCGGCGGCGGGGTATCGTCCCCCCGCACATCATACGAAATCAACCCGACCTATGTCGCGCAGCCGAAGCGCGGCGACAATTTCGAGCATCGCGGCCGACGCTGGAAGGTGGAGGAGGCCAACTGGCTCCCCGCCGTCAATCGATGGGACGTCCGCGTATCCGATGCGGGTCCGGCGACCTGACGATGTTCGGGTTCACCGCCGAAGGTTTCCGTGATCTCGACCGTCAACTCGAGCGGCTCGAGCGGACCATGGATGAGGATCGGCTGCGCGCTGCTCTCCGCCAGGGTGCCCAGCCGATTGTTGATGAGGCTAAGCGCTTGGTTCACGTCGATACCGGCCGACTGCGCGACAGCATCATGGCCGTCGATGACCGTGATGGCCGCCTGTACGGCAAGCTGAACGGCGCTGACGGTGTTTCCGTTTATGTCGGGCCGGTCGGGTCCGATGAGGACGGCGACGTCTTTTATGCCAAGTTCCAGGAATTCGGCACCGTCATAATGCGGGCCAACCCCTTCATGCGTCCGGCCATCGCCGCCAAGCGGCCAGAGGCGGAGGCGCTGGTGCAGTCGATTCTGACGCAAGCTGCCATAGAGGTGCTGCGATGACGCTGGAAGACGCCATCGAGGCCCGGCTGCTGGCCTCTGACGATCTTACCGCGCGTATCGCTGACCGCGTCGGTTGGACGCGCCGCCTGGCTGGCATTCCGGCAATCACGTTGCAGGTCATATCCGATCCGCGCCCCCAGCATTTCAAAGGCTTCCAGCCAACCCGGCCGTCGCTGGTGCAGCTCGATGTCTGGAGCGCCGATCCGCGAGAGGCTGCGGCGATCCGAGACCTGTGCATCGCCGTCCTCGCGCCGGCTGAAATCGTCGAAGACGTCCGGTTCCAACGGGCCATGATCACCAGCATTCGCTCGGGCGCGGAGCCTGATCGCAGTGGCGACAGCCAATCCTATGCGGGCGAGCTTCACCGCGAGAGCATCGACTTTTCCTTCCTCCACAACGCCTGAAAGGGACAATCATGGACGCCAACGGCAATAGCGAGGCCCAGTCTGGCTGGGGCTCGGGCTTTTTCATGGGGCTGACCGCCTCCACGATGATCGAAATCTCGGAGGTCACCAAGATTCCGTTCGCCGAGGAAAAGGCGGGCACCTTCGAGAAGACGCATTTCAAGTCGCCCAATCGGCGCAAGGAATATGGCGCAGCCCTGATCGAGCCGGGCGAGGATACGCTGGAGATCAACTACATCCCCGGCTCGCCCACGGACCTGCTGCTGACGGCGGCGCACAACAGTGGTGCGCCCTACATGTACGAGGCGTATCTTCCTGCGCCTGCGGGCAAGTGGTGGAAGATCAGCGGCTATCTGATCGTTCAGTCGCGCGGTCGCTCGGTGCCGATCGACAACGGCATGAAGCAGATGGTCAGCGTCCGCTTTACCGGCGCTTCGTCTGAGGCCAGCGCCGCAACCCAGCGGACCGTCTCGGCCGGGTCGGGTTCATAATGCGCGGCGAGATCGCCTTCGATGCCGGGGGGCAGCGCTACACGCTGTTTCTCGGCAATGCCGCGCAGTGTGCCGTCGAGGAGCAGTATGACCGTGGCTTCTTCGCCGTTGTGGCCGATGCGATGCCCGGCATCGATCCGCAGGTTGCCATGGCGGTCGCGCGAGCGATGCAGACGGGCGCCGAGCTATCTCCGGCGCTGGCGGCCAAGGCCCAAGAAGGCCTGCGCAGCATTCGGCTGAGCGTGCTGCGCGATCTCGCATGGCATGGCCTACGCGAACATCATCCCGATATCACGCTGCCTCAGGTCAGTACGATCGCCGATGAGCTGGGCCGTGACGCGTTCAGCGAGATCATCGGCCGGGCGCTGCGCGCGGCGCAGGGTGAAGCCGAGGAGGCGGGTCCCGTTCCCGGCCCGGGAAAGCCCAAGCCGCCGAGGTCCCGCAAGACCCGCGGCTGAAGACCGAGTGGGGCAAGCTGGAGCGCCAATGGGCGCGCTTTGGCCTGCCTCCCGACACGTTCTGGAAAATCACGCCCGCTGTAATGCGGTCGACGATCCTGGGCCGCATCGATGCCCGGCGGGACGATTACGAACTGGCCAAATACGCAGGCTGGAAAGCGATCTGGTTCCACCGTCAGGACCGGCTGGAGTCGTTCGGGACCTATGCCGTGAAAGAGCAGCCAGAAGCCGCTGGCGAGCGCCAGCGGCCAGAAGAGATGCTGGCCTCTCTCGTCAGTCGGGCAGGCAGCGGTGCCCCGATCAATGTCGAACTAGTCGACAGACCCCGCCCGCGGGGCTGAACCCCGTCAACATCAGGAGGTGGCGATGGAAGCAATGCTCGCTAATCTCACCTTTGGGATGAACGTGCGCGACGCCGCCTTCCGGTCTGCGCTCGCGACAGATCGTGCCGAGTTGCAGCGCACCGAGAGCCAGTTTCGCCAGTCCGGCGACGGCATGTCGGCGGCGATGCAGGACGCCGCGCGGGAGATCAACCGCGCGGCGCTGGCGATTATCGACAGCCTGTCGCGCGCGGCTGACAAGATGCGCAACGCCGGACTGATCATGACGGCCGCGCTCACCGTGCCGCTCGCGGCGGCCGGGAAGACCGCCAAGGACACCGCTTCCGATTTCCAGGTCGCGATGAACGACGTTCACGCAGCCATGCTTAACGCGTCGCCGGAGGAACTGAACAAGTTGCGCGATGCCGCGCTGACGCTGGGTCCCGCATTCGGGAAAAGCGCGATCGAGGCGGCGGGAGCGATCGAGGGCTTGGCAAAGAACGGTATGGACGCCGCATCCATCTTGGGCGGTGGCTTAGCGGGCGCGCTTACGCTCGGCGTTGTCGGTCAGACCGATCTTGGTAGCGCAGCGAACGCGACGACCGACATTCTCCAGCAGTTTCACCTGACCGCCGGGCAACTTCCAACGATCGTCGACAAAGTCAGCGGCGCGCTCGACGCATCGAAACTGTCGTTTGACGGCTATAAAGATGCGATCGGCCAGGTCGGCGGCATTGCCGGTGGTCTCGGCTATCGGTTCGAGGACATGAACACGGCCTTGGCCGCGGTGATCCCGCTCATGACCGGCGGGTCGGATGCGGGTACCTCGTTCAAGACGTTCCTCCTCGCGCTCACCCCGGCATCGAAGGATGCCCAGGATGTGATGAAAAAGCTCGGACTGGAGTTCTATAGCGCCAAAGGCGGCGCTAAGTCGCTGAGTGAGGTCGCAACCCTCCTCAATGAGAAGCTCACGCCACTCTCTGACCGGGCACGCCAGACGGCGTTGACCAAGATTTTCGGCACCGACGGCATGCGAGTGGCGATCGCTCTGATGCAGGCGGGCGCCAAGGGTATCGCCGATGTCCAGGCGCAGATTGACAAGGCGTCGGCCAATCAGAAGATGGCGGTGCTGCTCGATGGCGAGGCGGCGGCGACCCAGCGCGTCGCCAGCGCCTGGGAAAAGCTCAAGATCGTCGTCGGGGAAGCCGGTATCATCCAGGCGTTCACGATGGTGAAGGAGGCGACAGCTTCTGTCCTGTCAATACTCGCCAGCGGGCCGCCCTGGTTCTACAAGATCATGGTTGCCGTCGGCTTGTTCGCGGCATCGCTAGGCCCGCTCACGCTGGCGCTTTTGCAGGTCGCGAAGATTGGCCTGCCGCTCTTGCTGCTCCGGCTTGGACCAGTCGCGCTTGGCATCGCTGCCATCATCAATCCGATGGGCGTGCTGATCCGACTGCTCGGCCAGCTGGCGCTTCAGGCCGGAGCGTCGGCGATCCTGGCACGCCTCGGCACGGCGATGATCGGCTTCGCAGGTCCGATCGGCCTGGTCGTCACCGCGCTGACCATTCTTGTCCCGCTGCTGTTCCGTAAGCGGGAAGCCTCCCTCGCCGCTCAAGCAGCAGTGGACGCGGCGCGTGAGGCGGATCGTCGATCGACGCAAACAGCGCTGGAACTGGCGACCGCCACCGACAAGGCGCGCGCCGCCATCCTAGAAAAGGCCAAGGCCGACCGCGTTGCCGCACTGGATGCCGTTGCCAAGGCCAAGGCTGACATGGCGGCCGCGCGTGCGTCCTATACTCGCGCCAAGGCGGACGCCGATCGTGCCGCGCAGCTTGGCTCGACGGACAGCGAGGGTGGTATCGGGGTTGCCCAGACCGCCGCCACGACCAGATTCATGCAGGCTTCGGCCAATTTCCAAGCGAGCATCGATGCACTGGGCGGCCAGGTCCGCGCGCTGGACACGCTGAACAAGGCGATCGGATCGGCCAGTGCGGCCCCGACCGACCGAATTGATATGTCGTTCGACGACGAGAAGAAGAAAAAGAAGAAGGGCCGCGACGCCGCTCAGGACGAGGCGAATTACCTCGACGAGCTCGGCCGCGCCCGCGTCGAGCTGCTGCGAGCCCAGGCCGATATGACCGAGGATGCGCGCACCCGCCATCGCGCGGATCTCGCCGCCCTGGAGGAGGATCGCGCATCCTACGCCCGTCAGCTTGATCTCGATAAGGGGCTGACCGATGCCAAGCGGCAGACGCTCCTCGCCAAGCGAGACGAGGTGGTGGAGATTCAGCGCGGCGTCATCGACCAGACGCTGTTCCGTGCCGAGACGCAGAAGGCCTATGATCTCGCCAAGGCGGAGAACGATGCTCAACAGGATCACCTGCGTGCCCAGATCGATCTCGTCGACAGCATGGAGGGGCGTCGCGACCTCGAATTGAAGCTGCTCGATCTCCAGCGGCAGCAGGAAGAGGCTGACCTCGAATTGGTCCTCGCCACCAAGGCGACCTCGTCGGCGGAGTGGGACAATGCGCGTATGCGCAAGGACCAGCTCGACAAAATCTATGCCGATCGCCGTGCCTCGGTCGAACGACAAACGGAGGACCCGGGCGCCGCGTATCTGCGCGAAATCAACGGCTCCGCGTCCGCGATCAACGAGCGCATCCAGGACGGAGCGGTCGGCGCCCTGCGCAACCTGAATAGCGAGCTGACCGACGCAATCCTGGGTGCTAAGTCCCTATCGGACGCATTCGTGGGCATGGGGCGGCGGATCATCGCTACCCTCGCCGACATCGCGATCCAGCAGGCACTGATCCGGCCACTCGCCAACAGTTTGTTTGGTGCGCCAGACGATCAGGGGAATCGCTCCGGTGGCTCGCTTGCGGCAATCGGGAGCTTCTTCGCCCGAACCTTCGGTGGAGGCCGCGCAACTGGCGGTCCAGTAGCATCGTCTGACTGGTACGTCGTGGGTGAGCAGGGTCCCGAGCTTTTCGCTCCAGGGGTCAACGGGACAGTGATCCCGAACGGTGGCCTGCGCCCGGCAGGTGGAGCGTCGGTGGAGGTGCGGCCCTCGCCCTATTTCGACGCAGTCGTCGACGGTCGTGCCGCGCGGGTCGCGCAGCCCATCGCCGCAGACACGACGTCCACCGGCCTGCTGTCCGCGGGCCGGTCGCAAAGCTGGCGCGCGCGCCAGACGGTGCGCTGATGGCAGTCATTGAACTCCCGGCCTGGGCCGTCCCCAACAGCGCGGCGCCTGCGTTTATGGATTTCGGCGCCGTGCTGCGTCCATCAACCGGCGCGGCGCTGCTCCGTGTTGACCGACTGGGGTCGCGGTATAGGCTGACCCTCGGCTTCCCCCCGTTCGACAATCCCAATCACGGCCGCGTCATCGTATCGCGACTCATCCGGGCCAAGCGGATGGGTCTGAGGGTCGAAATGCCGCTCTTGGCACCGCAGCCGATCGAGGACGCGCTGGTGGACGGCGCAGGCCAGGCGGGGACCACCCTCAATGTGCGTGGGCTGACTGCCCGTCGCGCGGTGCGGGAAGGCTTCTGGCTTTCGATCGAGAAGGCCGATGGTCAGCACTTCCTGCACAATGTCGCGGGCGAGGTGCTGGCCGATGCGTCGGGCAAGGCAGCCATACCGCTCTCGGAAATGCTCCGCTGGCCATTCGTGGACGGTGCGAAGGTGCACTTGGTCCGGCCAATGATCGAGGGTCTGGTCGACGGCAACGAGCAGGCCTGGTCGATCAGCGTCGAGAAATTCGTCGGCATAGAGTTCACGATTGAGGAGGCTGCCTGATGGATCGCATCCTGCTCGCGGGCCTCATGAAGATGGAACTGCCGGGCCGGACCGTGCTGCTCTGCGACGGCGGCTTCGTGCCCTGGGGCGCGGAGACCTATCTGTCGGTGGACGAGAAATTCGGCACGATCGCGGCATTCGAGGCCCCCGAGGAGGGCGTGGGCGAAGTCATCCCCTCGGCGACGATCACGATGCTGCCCAATAGCGCCGCCTCGGCCATCGAGATTTCCCAGCCCGCCTATCAGGGATCGCGCATCCGCATGTGGGTGGCGGAGATCGACGAGGCGACCGGCCAGATCATCGGCCAGCCCGACCTGCAGGCCGATTGGCAGCTGGACCGGACCACGCTGCGCTCGAAACGCGGCGACCGGCGCGTCGCGATCGATTGCGTCAGCCAGTCGCAGCGGCTGCTGGCCAAGGTGGAGGGCAATACCCTTTCCAGCGCCTTCCATTCCGCCATCTTCCCCGGTGAGCGGGGCTTCGACAATGCGACTGGGCTGGAGGCGTCCTTCGCCTGGGGCGTGGCCGCCCCGCCGCGCGGGACCGTCGCGAGCAACACCAATGCTTGATCTCGTCCAGCGCGCCACGGCGACCGAGGCCGTCATCGCCCGATTCCGGGGGAAGCCCTTCGACTGGACCAAGCGGCGGACCTGCATCCACCTTGCCCGCGCCCAGGCCCGCGCACTGGGTCACCGCCCGCCCCCGGTCCCCGACTTCCGCTCGCCAACCTCGGCACGCCGCGCGCTGCGCTTGACCGGGCATGAGACGCTGGAGTCCCTGCTCGACAGCCTCTTTCTCCGCATCCCACCGGCGGCGATGTGGATCGGGGACCTAGCGCTGATGGCCGGAAGCGATGGCCTCGATGCGATCGTCATCGCCGCAGGTGGCAAGATGATCGGGTATCATCAGGATCACCTCGCTGATGGCCTGGTCAATATAGAACCCGCGACGGCAGCGGCCTTTGTCGGCGCTTGGCGATTGTAAAGGGCGGCAGATAACCGCCGCCCTTCCCTCACTGCATGTATTCAACGTACTTAGGCTTTGGGCGAGGGCAGCCGTCCCCAGGCTGATATCCCGCCCGTTCCAAATTGCGGCACACTTCCCGACCTCTCGCATACGCCTCGGCCAAGCGCATATTCGTGATTCGGGCTCTCTCATTGAAGCGATTCTTCACGAGCCTTTGCTGGTCATCGAAAGCCTTTTGCTGTTGAGGCGAAATGGGCTCGAGCTCATTAAAATCCATGTCAACCTTGCCCCGTTCTGGCGAGCAACCGGCGGCAGCCAAAGCGGTGATGAACATGCCTAACCTTGGCGCTAGGAATTTCATTTAGCCCCGGCCGCTGCCCGCTCGGCTATTTCCTGATCGGTTAAGAATTTTACGGCGTCGCCCTCAACCTTGTTGGCTCCCCAGCTCATGGCAACAACGCGCTCACCGCCGAAGCGGGCATTCACAATTGCATCAGCGCCAATTTTCTGACCGCGCTCCCACAATTCATTCTCGAGTTTCTCCTGGGTGGCACCTTTAGAGAATAGCGTTGTCTTTCGCACGTTGCGATGAACATGCGCCAACACCCGATATGGCCGATCAGTAATGTCAGCCGTCGTAATTGGAACACGAGCGCTTTTGATAGCAGCGTACGTCACCGGCGGCGGAGCTGTCGCAGGCTGCGGCGCAATGTTTTGAGCGGCCATCACTGCGATGATCGATAGAAACAATTCGACTCTCCCCTGTTGGTGGATGGAGCATATGCATGAGTGGAGTTCTGTCTACAGTCGGCAAGGTGGCGGGCGTTGTTGCGGCGGTGTCGGGCCTAGTCGGACTTGCGCCAGTGGCGCTCGTCGCCGGTGCGGTTGCGGCTGTTGCGAATGTCGGTGCTTCACTAACCGCATCGCCACCCCCCGCGAAGGGTTCGGTCACGGGCATCACGGTCGGCTCGAACCAGCCGATGCCCTTTCTGATCGGCGAGACCTATTACGGCGGCAGCCGGGTCCAGCAGGTCGGCTATGGCCCGACGATCGACAAGGTGCCGAACCCCTACGCCCTGATCGTGGATGTCTATTCTGGCGCGGGGCCGGTGGAGGGTCTGGTCGATGCCCAGGCAGACTTCGTGTCGCTGGGCATTGCAGCGATGGGCGGCGCGGCGTCGGGATATGCGGGCGGGTTCCTCTGGGCCTCGGTCCAGAACGGCGCGGTGCCGGAGGGGTCGGCGCTCCAGCCGCACTGGTCCGGCGCGCCGGGCTGGGGCGCGGGTTATCGGCTTTCGGGCTATGCGGCGATCGCTTGGTCCCTGCTCTTCGACCGCAAGGGCAAGGTCTTCGCCAGCGGCGTTCCGCAGCTGGGGGCGATCTGGCGCGGTCAGAAATGCTGGGACCCGACGCTCGATTCGTCCTACCCCGGCGGGATCGGGTCGCAGCGCTGGGCCGACCCGCGCGACACGGCGGCGCACGACATGGCGCGAGCGAGCTGGACCTATACGGATAGCCCCGGCCTCGTCGCCCTGAAATATGCGCTGGGGGTCTATCACCGTGACCGGCGCGTGGCGGGGTCGGGCTATCGCAAGGTGGCGGGCGTCGGCCTGCCGATCGACGGGATCATCGTCGAGGATTTCGTCCACCTCCACAATGTCTGTCAGGCTAATGGGTGGAAATGCGGTGGCGTGGTGTTCGAGCCCGCCTATGGCGGCCAGTCCACGCGGTGGCAGAATTTGTGCGACATGCTGGCGGCGGGCGGCGCCCAGCCGTGCTGGCGCGGCGGGCGGCTGGGGCTGAAGATCAGCGCGCCGCGCATCGCGCTCGACACGATCACTGCGGCCGACCTGGCGGATGACGAGATCGTCGTCTCCTCCGGCGCTGGCTGGGAGGAGCGGATCAACACCATCATACCGAAATGGAAGTCACGGGATCACAAATGGGAATTCATCGCATCGACCAAGCCCGTAACGGTGGCGGAATTTGTCGCGGTCGACGGCGAGGAGAAGCGGGCCGAGCGTCAGTATAATCTGGTCCAGGATGGCGACCAAGGGTCGCAACTGGGAGCGTATGAGCTGTGGGATCGCCGCGAGATCGGCGAGATCGAGATCGTCGTGAAGCCTCGGCTGCGGCGCTATGGCCCCGGCGACCTGTTGATCGTCGACCTACCCGACGACGGGCTGGCGCAGCAGCCGTGCGTGATCCTGAAGCGCCAGCCCATGCCCGACCGCATGGCCTGGAAATTCACACTGCTGGGCGAGACGCCGGGCAAGCACGCCTTCGCGCTGGGGCAGACGGCCGTCGCGCCGCCCATTCCCGCGCTCCGGTCGACCGCCGACCTTGACGGTATCGCGGTGCCCCATGACCCGGCCGTCGATGCGGTAGCCGGTACCGTCGAGCAGCAGCAAGCGTTGATCGACCAGCAGGCCACGCTGATCCAGCAGCAGCAGGCGGAGCTGACCGACGTCACCGCTCGAGTGAAGAAGCTCGAAGACGGCACGCAAGAGCCTTAATCCTTCATCCATTCAGGAGATTATCGAATGGCAACTGCGGCCTGTCTGCCGATCGCGGCGGACCGGGTGGGACCATGCGTCCGCACCATCTTCTTCGAGGGCCTGGATCTCTTCGGCCTCCAGCTTGCGATGGAGCTGCGGCTCAATCAGGAAACCCCTGGCCCCGCTCCAATCTCACTTGGGATGGGCGCGACCGCAGACGCGGAGGGTATTCGTGTCGTCGATGTGACCAGCGCGAACGGCATACCGACCAGTCAGGTCGTCATCCGGATTAGCGAAGCGACGATGAAGGATGCGGCCAAGGTCCCGTATTCCGGCGAGCTGGGCAGCGCGTCGACCCTTTTCTACGACTTCGTCGCCACGTTCGGCCAGGACAAGCGGCGTCTGGCCTACGGCACATTTACGGCGCTGCCGACCGTCTATGGCATGGACAGCGCGCCCGCGAATCGGCCGCAAGGCGGGCAGAGCGGCCAGACGTCCACCTGGACCAATGCTCGAGTGACCTACGGCGACGATGAGGCCCGTGTGGTAATCGACGGCGCGGATCTGCTCGGCCTCATCATCGACGATGCCCGGGAGGAGATCGATGGCGGGGTCGCCGCAGCACAGGCGGCCCGCCTCGGCGCGGAGGCGGCGCTGGCGGCGATCACGGCGCGCGACCTCGATCCGCTGGAATTCGACCGATCGGGCTATCTCGAAGCGACGATCGACGAGCAATTCCGCATCATCAAGGGTGTGTCTCGCGCGACCTTGAGCATGATCGCGGTCAGCTATGGCGGCCAGCTGGTCGAGGATCTCGGCAGTCTCGAATATGAGCGCTCCGGCGCGGTCGATGCGCTGGTCGATAGCGATTTCACCCTGCTTGAGCTGACCGAGCGCAATGTCGGGCTCGACCATCTGGCGCTCGATCCTCTGGAGTATGATCGGTCGGGCTACCTGCTTGCGGATGTCGATGGAGGCTGGCGGGTCGTGGCCGGGACGCGACCGGTGTCCGCACCTGCCCCAGCGGCATCCGACCCGGCCGACTATATGGCCGTCGAGCAAACCGATGCCGCGGGCCGTCGCCAGGTCTATTCGGAGCGGCGCAGCAACGGCGCGCGAATGCAGCTTTCGCCAGCAGGGTCGAATCATACCTTGGTGCGCGTCGAGCGCGGCAATGCGCTGTATCGATCCGATCGCGCGCGGCAGCCTGCCGGTGGACTTTTCGCGGTGCCCGTCGCTGGCGGTGCCGAGGTGTCGGTCCTGCCGTACCTCGCCATCGCCATGTGGGGCGATAGCCAAGTCGGCATGGGCGCGGATGATGGCACCGGTGTCGCACTCGTCGTCGCGCGCATCCTCAATTGGGCCTATGCCGCTCAATGGGGTGTCGGTGGACAATCGGCGCAGCAGACCGCGAGCCGCTTGGCTGGCGTGCGAATGCTCGTCGTCGGTGGCCAAATCCCCGCGGCCGCCGGGGCGGCGGTGAATGTGCTCATTCTGGGTGCCGACCCGATCACGGGTGGACAGCCCGACATCAAGGTCCGCTATTCGGTCGCCGGGGTGCGGATGACGCTGACCCGCGATACCAACGGCAGCGGCGCCTACACACTGACCCGTGACAGCGCTGGCGCGGCCGTGGCGGTGCCGTCGAGCGTCTTTGCGCGCGCTGTCGCCTGCTCACGCTATGGCGCCGAGGATCCGGTCGACATCCCGCGCGACTGCGTCACGATCATCCAGGTCGGCCGCAACAACTTCGATACGATCGAGGCGAATATCACCTCGATCCGCGACCTCGTATCCACGCTGTCGTCCCTGTCCAAGCGCTTCGTCATCCCGCTTGTCCTGCCGGTGGGCTATGCCCAAGACGGCAGCGTCGTCGACCCGATCGAGCCGACCGGCAGCGAGCGGCGCCTGCGCATCGAGGCGATGAACGCCGCGATCAAGGCGGCCTTCCCCGACAGCTGGATTGATCTCTTGCCGGTGCTGCAGGCGCGGGGCGACGGCAGCGCAGGCGATAATGCGGACATCGCAGCAGGCTTCACACCCCGCTCGCTCCGCACCGACTTCCTTCACCTCAATGCAGCCGGCCGGTCGATCGCGGGCCAGTACGGCTATGCACCCTTCATCACCGCGAAAGGATGGACCCAAGCATGAGCGGCATCTTTCGACGTCTGGTCGGCTATTCCTCGGGCCGTACCGACCTGCCCAAGCTCCAGCGCGACAGCGTGGTGGACGACGGCACGGTGGGCCTCTTCGATTTCGGTCACGGCTGGGGCTATCTCGCCCAGGTCGGCCCGATCGCGGCCGGGGCGCAGCTTCGCAATTACGACCGTGATGGCGGCATCGCGGTGGCGGATGCCGCCATCCCGTGGTCGGGTGGAATGGTGAAATTTGACGGGCTCGGTCAATCGATCACGCTGCCCGCCGAATGGAAGCTACCCCCGTCGACGACCGATTTCGTGATTTCGATGACGGGGCGCATTCCGCGCTCGGGCTATCCCAGCGGCGGAAACGGTCAGAAGTCGACGCAGATTCTCGGCTGCGCTTCAGGGGGTGTCATTCAGTACAGCTTCCTCGTCCTCTACGACGCGGCGACCGGCCAGCTGTCCGGCCTCCAGCTCGGCCTCAATAACGAAGGACCGGTGGTCCCTGCGGGCCTCTTCCCCGACGATGCGGCCGCGCACCATTATGCGCTGCGCTGGCGTGCGACCTCCGCGACTGCATCGATGATCGAATTCTACATCGACGGCGCGCTGCGCTTTACCGCTGCCGTGGGCTATGCGGGTGCGCTGTCCCAGCCTGACCGCCCGGCCAAGCTCGGCCAGTATTGGAATTTCGTCCCCGACGCCATGCGGGGCGCGATCGGCCGAGTGATGCTCCAGCGCCTCGATGTCGCGGGTTCGAAGCCGATCGGCGAGCTGATCGCCTCCGATCTGGCGGCTGGGCAGGGGCGCTTCGCCTAACCCGCCTGCCGATCAAAGGCAGGCGTGATAGGCTACATTCTGGGCCTGCGTCGGCTGGGCTCCCATTACGAGGATCGTCCGGTAGGCGGCGTCGCCTTTGTCGGGGAGGCTTCTGGCCTGGAAGCTTGCGGGCAGCGACGAACGCCGCAGGCATGCATTGACGTCGCTGGCAGGCTTTGATGACCATGCTGCAGCATAAGCGTCGCTGGGCACCTTAGTCGGCGTCTCCACGCCACCTCCCGCAATTGCGCAACCGCTTACCATCGAAGCGACAAGCGCGATCATCACGACCTTTTTCATTCAGCACCTCCGACCTGGCTAAACACGGCCGGGGCGCAGCGGGTTGCAACAGGAGTCACATCAATGGACAATGCAAGCTTCGCGGCCCGAGCGGTCGCGGAAGGGCCGCCCACTGTCGCGCCTCCGTCGTTCGACGGCCACGGATGGCTGGTCGTCCTCAACTTGGCGATCATGACCTTCGCCACCGTCGTCGCGCTGATGTTCGCTGTCGATGCGATAAGAGCGTGGCATCGCAATAGGTCAGTCGACCGCCCCTCCCATCCCGTCTCCATCTGGCGCTGGGCCGGTTTCTGTTTCGCGATGGGGATCGTGCTGACCCGCGGGTCGGATGCGATCGTCCTCTGGAACTGGGACGCGCGCGATCCGGCGACCACGGGCTGGTGGCTGACCTTCCAGCGCTTCGTCGATCCGATCGCGATGTGTTTCGGCCTGACCGGCTTGGCGCTGCTGTACCTGTCAGCACGCGGCATGGTCGTGCAGCTGCGGCGCAGGCCATTTCCTATCGATATGTGGTCTAGCCTGCCGATGCTGAAACGCCCGGCCTATATCGCGCTGCTCAGCCTGATCGCAGCAATCGGCGTGGTCTCCACGCGATGATCTGGAAAATGGGGGCGACCATGGGCGCATTCATCCCCGTCGCGGCTGCAGCCGTTGCACGGGATACCGGGGCGACCGTCGCGACGAGCGCGCCCACCATCTGGCTTTTCGCGGGCTATCCTTTCGAGGCTGGCAGCATGATCGCCGCGCTATGCGCCTGTCTCGCGGTGCGCTTCTATGTCGCCCAGACCGACCGCCAGCAGCACCGCTGGACGGTCGACGCGCCGGTGACGATCCTAGCCCTGCTTTTCACCGCAGGGGCGGTGATGCGGCTGCGCCCGGATCCGGCGCTGGCGCTGATCTATGGCACCGGCCTGGGCGCGCTGGGCGCGGGCATCATCGCGATCGCGCTGAATTTCGTGCGGTCGAAGCTGCCGGGCACTGACCAGTCCCAGGCATAAAACAGGGGCCGCCATTGGGAGAATGGGCGGCCCCTGTGGCCGGTGCATCGGGGGATGGCGTCGGCCTGATCTGAATAGCCCGCCTGTCGGGCGCGTGTCTCCAACAAAAGGACATCAATATGGACGTGGCACTCGTGCAGCGCCGCCTCGGCGTGCGCGCGGACGGCGCTTTTGGGCCGGTGACCTTCACGGCCCTGCTATCAAGGCTTGGGGCGCCCGCCGCCATGGCCGCGCCGCTGGCCGCTGGCGTCGGTGCGCTGGAGGGCGCGGTAATACTGGACAGCGGCCTGCGCCTGGCGCATTTCCTAGCCCAGGGCGGTCATGAGACGCTGGGCTTCACCCGGATGGTGGAGATATGGGGGCCGACCGCTGCCCAGACCCGCTATGAGGGACGAGGAGACCTCGGGAATATTCGGGACGGCGATGGCTATCGGTATCGTGGCCGAGGCGTGCTCCAGGTCACCGGCCGCGACAATTACCGGCGCTTCGGCAAGCTGATCGGGGTCGACCTCGAAGGCCAGCCCGACCGCGCGGCTGAGCCTGCTGTCGCCATGGCGGTGGCTTGCGCCTATTGGACCTCCCGCCGGATCAATGCCGCTGCCGACCGGGACGACGTCGAAGCGGTGACGCGGCTGATCAATGGCGGGCTCAATGGCTTGGCCGATCGCCGTCAGCGGCTCGCCCGCGCGAAAGCGATCCTGCTGTGACGGCGCTCGGCCTGCTGCGTCGGTTCTGGCCTGCGCTGGTCGTGCTGGCGCTCGGACTATGGGCGGCGAGACTCGACCACCTCCGGGCGGATCACCTCCAGACGCTCACCAATGAGCGGGCCGCGTGGTCCGCGACGATCGCGGACGCGGAGAAATCTCGGCTCGCCGACGAAGCCTGGTTCGCCCAGCGGCTGGCGGCAGCCGCCCAGGCCTATTCCGCCACCTTGGCCGCCCGCCAGCCCATCATCATTCACTCACGAGACACGGTGACCCGATATGCGCAAACTGATGCTGGTCGCGCTCTGTGTCGCGCCCCTGACCGGGTGCGCGACATCGACGCGCTTGATACCCTACTCGCCCGAGATCCCACAGCCCCCGGCGGCGGCCGTTGGTCCCTGCCGTCCGACGCCGCAGCACCGCCAGCCGGACGGTAGCGCCACCGCAGCCGACGATGACGCAACGATCCGCGACGGCCGGTTCGACCTCGCTAGCTGTGAGGACAAGCGCCGCATGCTCTGGGACGCCTGGCCGCGTCGGAAAGGGTGAGCGATGATCCAGACATTGCATGCGGCCCTGGCGCTGCTGATTGCCGCCGGCCATCACCAATCTAACGGCTCGCTGATTGGTGTCCTGGCGTGTCAGATCGTGCTACCCTAGAAGATATTCAAGCCGCTAGCTGGTCTGGGATGGGTGGTGCTTCCCCCACGTGAAGTTTCGAACTCTCGAGCATGGCCTGCCATTGCGCCGCCTGTGCCAAGTGCCTTTGCTTGCGCTCCATCCTCCGCTTCTTGCGACGCTGGCGCCGTCTAAATTCGATAAATCCGGTTATTCCGGTGACAATTGCCGCCGTTCCACACATCGCAAAAATTAGCATTCGCCCTATCCAATCAAAGGCGGTTTCGCGCGCCCGGCTCCCTTCCGTCGCCCGCACCATAGGATGCCAACCACGTCTGGGCTGACTAAAATCACATAGGTTAGCACCGCTGAATCAATCCTTAAGTTGCGCGAAATGAACAGAAAAACTGCCCATTGTGGTGATGCGTCACCCCACGTCTGCCAAGTATCGCCATCACCGTTGACCTTTGTTCACTTTTCGTTCCATCCTAGAAGCGTAACGAATCGCTGGAACCACGCCATGATGCAGCACGACCCCCGGCTGCGCGCTGCTGCGCGCGCCATCTACGACGAATGCTATCCGACCGAGGAATGGAGCCTGTTTTCATTCGATGAGGCCGAGAAATACGGCACGGTCGAGTATCGGCAGGCGGTGGATGGTGCCCAGGCGGCACGCGCCGAATTCACGCGGGAGGGCGAGCAGCTCCGCCTCCCCGTCGCGTGACCCCGGACCAGCGGGCACGGATCGTATTCATGGGACTGGTCGCGCTGGACGAGGCGGCCGAGCGAGCCCGAGCAGCGCGCGGCCCTGTCGAGACGTGCCTATCCGATCGAGTGATCCTTGCGACGCTATACGCGATCGCGGGACGGGGCCGCCCATCCTTCTACGGCTTTTGGCGCGAGCTTCGCCGCCCCATCGGGCCGCTGACCGGCGATGCCACGATGCGGGGGAATATGCTACACACCCATTTCTGCGGCATCTGCCGAGCCCTGGGGATCAAACAGACCATCGCATTCACCTCGGCGGTGGCCGATGCCCGTCGAGAGCCGATGCACGGCTTCCGCAATCCAGAGCCCTTCCCAGCCGACGAGCAGCGCGCCCGCTTCGCCGAGTTCCTCCGCGAGACGATGAACGACCGCCGCGATGCGGATCGCGAGCGTCGTGCTGCGCGCGAGTGCGGCTTGAGGGGCTAAGGCGTGCGCCGCCATCATCGCATCGTCGTCGAGCTATCCGTCCAGATCCTGCGCCAGGCGATGACTGATAGCGGCGAGCGTCGGTGCGACACTATGCCGGTCCGCCTCGCCCTCCGCTGCCTGCTGCCCCACTGCCCCGAACGCTGGCCACTCACGACCTTCTGGGAGTCGGCCGGGCAGTCGAATGAAATCGGGCGCGCCCAGGGCGTGACGGCGGCGTTCAACGGGATCGTGCGCCAGCTGCGGCGGTCGGGTGCTTGGGGGGATCCCGGGGTTTAGTTCGGCGGCAGCAGATTAACGGGCAGCACACCAAAACGGCCAAGCAGAATGATTCCCAAGGCAATGGCGACCACCAGAAATACGAGGCGGGGCACCCACTCGTGCCATCCTCCTCCGCTGGGGATGCGGCGCCATTCGTCCTTGTCGTCTTTCCTATTCATGCCTGTGATATAGGTTTGAGATGGCGAGACCGAAAGCAGATCATGACCCGCCTGCCGTTAAATCGCTCCCATGGCGTATCGGACGGCACCCCAGGCTGTTGCAATCATCCCGGTGACGAACAGCACCGTGAAGCCGAAGAACTCTAGATAGACGAAGCCCCTTTCCCACCAGGTCGGCGGCGGCTCATCGTGCGCGCGTGCGGACGGCTGGACCATGCTCGTGGCGTCTCGAAGATGGTCAGTTCGGCGGCGGTCGCGTCGCATTCGGCGTGCCTGTGCATGTGAGGGATCTCGACGGTATCCGCCGCCGATTCGCCGGTCCAGCGTCATTATGACAAATCGCTGGACGCCGCAGATACCCTACCGAGAACAGAGCGCGAAAACGTCAGAAAGGCCCGCAGAAAACTGCCGTTTCCACTCGACTGTTAATCGGGCGGCCCACCGAGCAGCGCGTCGATCATGGATGTATAGACGTCTGCTACCGCACTGCTCTCGCAGTCCGCCGCCGCCGCGATCTGCGCATCGGACGGTTCGCGAATGGCTTTAATGACGGCGTATGCATCACGCCGTAGCAGCGCTTGGTCTCGAGGCGCGAGGTCTTCCCAGGGGAAATTGTCCGGTTTCGGATGCTGCCCTGCCATCCGCGCTCGATGTAGGGACCTTGCCGCCCGCTCTAGAAGCTTAGCGTCGTAGGGCAT